CAAAAACAAATAGAGAAAGAAAGAGAAGATGACTTATATCTAATGCGTTTGTTTAATGTATTAGAAGAGTAAGTATCTAACACCTCTTTGTATAAACAGAGGGGTGATAGATATTTATACATAGTAAATATCAGAAAGGAAATGATGACAAAAATACATTGGAACGAAATGGAAGAGCCAGAGTTGGTTAATGAAGATGAGTTTAAAATGCTCACCAGACCTGCTAAAAAATGGTACGACCATAGAGATGTATTAAAGAAAGCAATTAAATTAGCTAAGTCAAAGCCATTCTCTATTGTAAAATTTTATTCTTTTAGCAGTGATGATTTAGAAGAAGTAAAAGCAGAAGAGAGAAAGTTTAAAAGCAATCTTAACAATCACATTAGAAAAGAGAACTTACCTTTACAAATCTATACGAAAGTAGAGGGAAACAAAGTGATTGGGTACATACAATACACACCAAATGCAGACAGATTAAAACATTCACTGCAAAGTGTGGACACTGATGACTTTAAATCTATATTTGACAAAAGATTTATTGTTAGAAGTAAAGATGATAAGTAGTCATTAAACAGCTCATTGTTTATACAAGCAGTGAGCTGATTAATAATTATAATTCCGTTTACATATATCGTAATTAACATTACAATGACAGTAAGCAACGAAAGGTTGTATGTCAATACGCATAGAATGTCATAGTATCTATGGTGGTACAGAGGTATTTCACTTTGATGCAGACAAATCTGGAACGATAGCAGAGGCAAAAAAGAAGTTTGCCGAGCTCCGTTCAGCAGGATTCAATGTTGTTTCCATTATAGATAACGATAGTGGCGACTTTATTGACCTTAAACAACTAAACAAAATCAAAGTCAGCTAACAATAGCAGCGACTTAACAGGAAGGAGAAGCGTGAATCAACGCACTAATACTCTATTGCAATCTATGGAATCTAAGAAAAATGTCTTAGAAGAATTGCATAATATAGCTTACCTAATACAGGAAGCTAACGATTTAGTTGATACCTTAAAGAAACAAAGGACACAACTAATCAATAATGGCCGTGAAGTAGGCGTATCATTTACAGATATGGCTACAACCCTGGGCGTTTCCAGGCAAAGGCTATATCAAATAATGGATAAGGATAGATAGTATGCCTCTATTGCTAGAGGCCTTACTATCTCAGAAAGGAAACAAATGAATAAAAACATTTGTTACTTTCATATTAACAGGAGAATAAATGAATAAGGAAACTAAAAAGAAATTACTTGCACCCTTTCCAGAGGAGGTTGTACAAGACCCACCCAAAGGAAAGTTTGGCAAGTTCGTAAACCACGCAGTCTATGTAGAAAGACTACGAGATTGTGATGTAAAGTATGAATGGGAATTTGAACCAGTCATAATTAATAACAAAGTTGTAGGTGCTATTGGTAAATTAACCATTGATGGTTTAGTTTATCAAGGAGCAGGAGATGTTGAAGCACCTGCATTACAAAGAGCTACACTTGGTGAGTGTCTTAAACTTGCAGAAAGTGATGCTTTTAAAAGAGCATCAATGAGAGCAGGTATAGGTGTTGAATTGTGGAGTGGTACTGATGACTTCTATATGGAAGAAACAAAACCAAAAGCAGCGAAACCTAATGTAAAGAAAGTAACTGAAAAGTCTGTTGAAGAGTTTGAGGATATGATTAAGAAAGACCCAAACAAAAAACAACAGCTTGACCACACTGTGTCAGCTATGATACCTGATGAGAAAGCAAAGAAAAAACTTATGAATGAAACCTACAACAAGGTTACTTCAGAGCAGGACTTTCCACAGAATATAGAGGAATGGACAGCAGAACAGATGTCAACATATGTAACAATGATTGAAGTAGTGCTTGATGACAGTGATGTAATATCAGAAGTCTTTGGTGAAACTAAAGAAATAACTGATGTACCAAGTGGTAAGTGGGAAGGTGAACCACCAACAGATAAACAGTTAAAGACATTTAACTCTTGTCTTGCTAAAGCTACAGATGAAGGTCAGACAGAGCTTGTAAAAAAAGCTAAAGACTTTATTAACAGTGGCAAAGCAAACAAGAAAAATATATTTGATTGGATTGACACAGATACCTGGTCACTTGTTGATGGTTCGTAATGACTTTAGAACAAGCAGGTGGTAATAGTTTAAATAAACTAATCAAAACTATAAAGGAGAGATACCCTGATTATAATTTTGATGTTCCACCTGCACCAGACCGAAAGCATAAAGCACCATATCTTTGTAAAGATAATAAAATATTTTACGAAGATATGGAAGGTAATATATTTTGTGGATGTAGATATAAGAAACAAGATGAAGTTAATCCTTACAAATGGGATTGGTCTGTCTGCCACGCATTAGTAACAAGTGCTAATGAAAAGAAAATTAAAACCAATAATCAAAAGGAAATGTTTTAATGACACAGTTAGAAATAATTAATAAGTTAAATGAAATATATCCTGGACTTAATTTAGAAGAATGTCTTGATAACTATTGTACTTGTGATGCTACAAATGATAGGTACATAGTTGAAATAAAATCAAGAGATACTGAATACGATAGTTGGATTATTGAAAAGAAAAAATATGATAGCAACATTATTAAATCTGTAGAAACAGGTAAGACATTTGTTTATCTTACAGAATACCAAGGCAAAATTATGACTTGGAATATACATAAACTTGTAAGAAAAAATTATGACTTTAATTGGGAACAAAGACCCTTACCTGAAACTACAGAGTTTATTAACAGATTAGCTATTCCAAAAATAGTTGGTTATCTTTATGAGAAAGATGCCACAATACATAAGGAGAAAGAATGATTGATGTAATGTTAAGCAAAGCAACAACAGGTATGTTAATTGCAGAGTTGTTAGGAAGAAAAGATGATAAAGACCAACCATTATTTATGGGCAAAAGCATAATATTATCTAATGGACAACTACAACTATTAGCAATACTACCTAATGTGCAGGTACTTACAACAGTAGAACAAGAAGAAGAATGAAAAAACATACAATATTTGTATTAGGTAAACTTACTTATTTTGTAGATAAAGAAGAAAGAGCAATAGCTCTTGCAGAAGATGATATGAAATACATACATCCTAAATTTAATTTAGAAATAAGTGGAGTTAGGGAGAGAGAAATACAAAAATGAATTGCTTACAGTGTGGCTTACCACCTGAAACTACATTATCTCACGAAGGATTGTGTACAGGTTGTATGGCTTATATGATTGAGGACTGTGTCTAAACTATTTTATAGTTATCCCAACCATCTTTATTGATTGTGAATGTGAGAACGCCTGGTTCGTTCCACATTCCAGTCCTCGCAGTAAAATCTTTACTTGCATCAATACTAGGACACTGCATCCAAGTTCTTTTACCCTGCTTTAATAATCTTGGGTGGTGATAATGTCCTGTCAAAAGAATTTCAGCAGCACCACTTGGCAGCCAACCAAACATTTGTCCTTGCCACCATTTCATTATCTTACCTTCTGGACCTGCACCACCTGTAGTCATATGTCCGTGTGTAATAGCAACACCTTTACCTTTTATGTCAAGCAAGTGATGATAGTCAGTAGGTAATATAACATTTACTTTGTCGTATCTCTCATTCTGTGCAAGTATCTCTTTAACTACTTCAAAGTGCATCATATCAGAGTTGTCTAATCTATCAGATAACACCTGTCCTTTACTGCTTCTAGTCATTTCTCCGTGATTACCACCTATACCACACACAGTTATCTTGTCTGCAAGTGGTAGAAATGTATCAATAGTTCTCATTATCATTTGCCTAGCTAATCTGTACTGTTGTGATAAGTTTAACTCTACATTAAAAGGCATTGAACTATAGAAAGATTGGTCACAGTTTTCTGTAAGGTCACCTAAACCTAGTAAGTACACTTCATCTATTAATGTACCACCCTTACGCAGTGCCTTAATCTGATTTACCCCTGCTATAAGAGCTTCCTCGTAGCGTTCAATAGTCTTTTCAACGCCATAGTCAGCTTTACCTAACTGCCAATCAGCCATTGTCCATATGAAAGCAGTATCACCACCTAGTTTTTTATCTTTTAATTTAGGTTTGTGTTTAAACAGCGACAGTAATTCATTAAAGTACTGGTCTAATGCAGGGTTCTTACGCTTTACTACCCCTTTAAATGCAAAAAAGGTGGTTGTTCTACCACCTTTTAGCTGTCCTTCCCACGAAGAAGCACGAACTGTGCCTTCTATCTCGTAGTATTTAGGGTCAAAACCCCAACCTCTAAGTATGTCATCATACTTATTCTTGTAATCTGGGTCAGTACCAACATAAGTTACTTCACCTTTGCCAGTCTTTTCATCAAATTCTATTGATGGTTGCCACCCAGACTTATAATAATTATTACCGAGTTCTTGTGTCATATTTAGCCCTTCTGTTAAGGCTATTATACACAGTGTGTAGGACTATTTTCCTACTTAGTAATTTGTTTTTTTGCGTATGTCTTGATAACTGCAAGTGCAGCACCACCACCAGCAAGTGCAGCTAACTGAAGTGTTTCAGCTTCTACACCAACTAATGGAGCAACTGTCAATGCACCAATGAACGCTTCAATGAATGTCCATCCAGTTCTTTCAAGCATATCTTTGAGGTCTTCACTCATTTTATACTCCCACGAATCGGACCAAGGTGTCCACCATACATCCTTCTTGAATGTACCATCCTGGTTTCTTGCTCTCTTGTATCTTTCAAACATTATCTAATTATCCTTCCTCTTAACATAGTCTGTGTCTGTATGACATTACCATTAATTTCTTGCAATTTCTCCATAACATCTTTAGCAACACCTATGTCTGTACTAGAGGCTTTCTCTAAAGGTTTCTCTAATAATTTAGTTATTGTTGTGTACTCTATTGTTACACTCTTTCCTAACAATAATTCTTTTGCAACTTTATTATATAATTTTGAATATGCTACGCCACTATGTCCGATAAACCCATCATCACTTAAGTCTAAGTCTTGTTGAGTTTCACCAACAATCAAACAACCAGATGTGTGCTCATCTGTATTACCTGCGTGTATGAGTATGTAAGTAAAGTTAGGTACATCTTGTAAATGCAACATACCATAGTGTGCATTACCATATCTTTTTTTATATTTTTCGTGGAATCCACCAACAGTTCTAAACTTTATATCGTATGTTCCTTCAGGTATGCAGGTTTCGTGCATAACTTTTACTGCTTGATACTGGTCCTCTAGTGTATAACACTCAAATAAACCATCTACAAATAACAAACCATTTGTTGCATCTTTACCAAACTGTGTTCTGACAACTTGTAATTTCACCTATATCTCCTAACTTGCAATCACATATATTAATGTGAGTTCCTTTCTCATTAATATATGACACACACATTATGAACCACCACAACAACCACTACCACAGCAGTCCATTTAATCTCCTTTTCTAAAACCTATGGTCAACAACCATATACCTAAAGTTATTATAGTCGCTAAACCTGTGATTTGCTGGGCAGAACCAGTTAGTGTAAGTGTTGCAATAACTAAACCAACTAAAGTCCAACTAAGATTTAGTGTTTC